CGTTTCCCCGCCTGTCAGTCCGACAGAAAGAGTAAACGGTTCCTTTTGTGTCCTGAAGACACTTGGCTACGGCTTTTGAGCATTGTTCGTCGAGGAGACGAACGCCCAATAGAGCTATGGCTTTTTCAGGCGCAGAAGATACAGCCCCGCGGCGTCGCGGGCTGCAACGGTCTTCGCCGGTGCCGGAGATCGATGCAGACGACATCGGAGGTAATCCCTCCGTTGCTGACCGCACCGACGCTCTTCTTGATGGACTCACCCTCGTGCTTGAGCAGCACGGTGCATCGGGTGAGATCCGGTCTGAGTTGGTCACTCAGATCTCCTCATACTTAAATTCGTCTGACGACGAAAGGGTCTGGCTTAAGCGTGCAAAGCACCTTCTTACCTACCCTATGTCCAAGTATTTGAGGAATCAAGCTCCTAAATCCCCAGATGTCGCGTTTGCTCCGCGCGGCATTCTGAAGCGGTGGATCAAGCCAAGACTTATGGCTTTCTGCCGGCGCAATACCCACTTGTGGTATTCGTGGTTACAGTCAAAGCGCGCTGCTTTGCCTGCATCGGATGCGTTTGTTAACGCAACCTACGACGAACACTTTCAAGCACTTACCGCTACCGATCGTGGTGATGACACTACGATCGGTAGGATCATGGAGAACAAGACTTTCTGTCGAGTTCTTGATGAGGTGGCTACCGGTGTGTTGGAGAACCTTCAGAAGTTCCTCCCACGTCATGAGCATATGCAATGTTCACACAATGCCAGCTTCGAGAAGAAGCGTGGTCAAGGCGGTCAAGCTAGACACCTTGGTGAATCTGCAGGTTTGCTGCGACGACGTGGAGGTCTGAAGAAGATGACCCACGCTCAGTACGACGCGCGTTTTACGCGTGACCCTGAGGACTGGTTGTTGGCCTTTGGTGAGTGTTCTGATCCATCTTGGGCCTACAAGATGGATAGTCGTGAGTTGATGAGACAGGCGCGAGAAGCTGAGGACAATGAAGACGATTCTGTCCCCTTTCCTGATGACCTTGTGAAATACACTGACTGTGAGTTTCTTGAGGTCTGGACCCCTGATACAATCCGGGAATCCGAGCTGCTTTCCATGAGGTTAGTCCCCTGTCGCTGGCGACAGAAGACCTCTAGGGGCACGGAGTACCGTACCGATTGGCAGGTGCAGGAAGTTCGAGGTACTGATCCTCGCGGCTGGCTCGATGCTTTTGGTGTGAAGGTTCCACGACAACCTTCAGTTGACGCTCTTCTTGAGTTTGTCAACGGGCATAAACTTCGTTATCAACCTAAGAACCGTGCCTTGAGATGTACAATCCAGGCAGTGCTCGAACCGTTTAAGGTGAGAGTGATTTCGAAGGGAGAAGCAGAGCCCTACCATAAGTGTCGTCCTTTGCAGAAAGCTTTGCATGAGACGATTCGTAACATGTCATGTTTCCGGCTGACTGGGAAGCCTTTCTGTGCTTCGATGCTTGCGGACATCAGTCGACGTGCTCACGTCGATGATCAGTGGTTCTCTGTCGATTACTCGGCGGCTACTGATAATTTGTCCTACAAGTTTTCCAGTCAGATCTTCGACCGTGTGATCTCCAAGATTCCGGTAGATTACCAAGCTCTTGCGCGCGAAGTGCTCGGTATGCATGACTTGTATTATCCGAAGCCGTTCCAGGCTCCGGAGTTCCGTGGCCGACAGACGTCTGGCCAGCTGATGGGGAGCGTGCTTAGCTTCCCAATCCTCTGCCTCGCGAACCTAGGTGTGTACCTGGATGTTACGGAGCATGAACACCACAACTGGAACTATCAGCATCGTCTTGATGCGGTTCTTGTGAACGGTGATGATATGCTCTACGCAGCCCCTCCACACCTTTGGTCTGTTCATGAGAAGGTCTCTGAGAACGTTGGTTTGTCGATGTCTCCAGGTAAGGCGTATTGTCACCCTGAGTATGCAAATGTTAACAGTGTCAGCGTGCACTGTAAGATTGCTACTCGAGCGACACCCTTCCGGATCGACTACTTCAACGCCGGACTCTTTCTAGGTCAGAGGAAGGTTCAGGAACGCGGAAACGAATCGTCCGACTTTGACACTCGTCAGACCACTTGCAAATCTGTTTCTGTTGACAGACTGAAGAGATTGTATGCATCTGCTCATTTATCACAGGATCCTAACGCAGGGTTTGTATCGAACATTCCTCTGCTTCTTGAAGGGACCCTTGAGCATGATCGCTGTCGGATGTTGGCGAATTACCTGTCACGTAACAAGGAATCCATCCGAAGAGAGTGTGCAGCCGTCCTGGTGCAGAACGGCAAGACAAAATTGCACACTCGCAACCTCTTCCTTAGTCAACACTTCGGTGGTATGGGTATCGTACCCCCTCGCGGTTTTAAGTTCCGGACCACGTACACGGATCGTTTGCTGGCATCATCTCTGATGGAACAGCGATCTGATCCTTACGATTGGTCGTTACCACTACGCGGCGAGAGTTGTCGTACCTATGAGCCAGTTGTCCCCGATCCATGGCAGGATGTTATTCCTGCCGAGGTCGTTCCCTCGTACTGCTTGACGAGCCGGAGACCGATGGATGGTCGTCGTAGTAAGTTACCATGTTATTGGTTCTTCTCCGACCACAACTGGGCTCAATGCCCACCACTCGAAGTGTCTGTTGACTTCGGCGCTGTCACGGTTGTCATGCCCAACGCGGTGGACTATAACCGACAGAATTTGCAATGCGCTGTCCTTGAGGATAAGGAGGACAGGAAAGAGCGTAACAGGCTGGAGAGGTTGTTCTCTCGACCGGTGGACTGGGATTTCTCTCTCAGTCGACCCCCGGTTGGTGACAGCCTCTGGGAATCTGATGCTCAATGGCCTTCTGATGATGGCTTTTGGTTTCGACCCGATCCTTGCGAGGGCTTCGCGAGGGTGGAAGGGTGTGGACTTTGTGGCGTAGGCCACTCAGTCCCCCACTCTCACTAGAGGACATGGGGTTCTCACATTTACTACCCAAAAAGGTGTTTGCATGCTTCAGCAAACTTAATAGTTCCTTGCCAACCGCTATCGCGGGTAGAGCCTAGAGACTGCACGGGTAGCGCCTGGACGGCGTTGTGAGGATGGACAGTCCAGCTGGTTTCGCTGGATCCCATACTGAAACCAAGAATCATGCCAAAGAAGAATGGCCAAACGAAGGCGAAGCAAGGTGCTGCTCGCCCAAAAGCATCAAACAGTTCGGCTGAGAAGTCGACTGTCGTACGCGCACCAACCCAAATCTCGACATTGGTCTCTCGTTCCTCTAAGCCGGTCTTCCAGGCTGGCAAGAACGGAGACATCACTGTCACCCATCGTGAGTACTTCACAGACATCGGTTCGACCAACATTTTCACGAACACGCCATACATCATCAACCCCGGTAACGCATCAATGTTCCCGTGGTTGTCTCAGTTGGCTACGTGCTATGAGTCGTACATTTTCCAGCGTCTTCGCTTCCAGTATCGCACTGCTCAATCCACTGGTTCGCCTGGTCGAATCGGTATGGTCGTTGACTACGACTGTACTGACCTTCCTCCAGCGAACAAGGCTCAGGCTTACGCCTGCCGTGGAGCAGCTGATGGTCCTGTTTGGCATGACCTCGAGTTCCGCGCGGAACCAGAGGATCTGCGGAAGCAGAAGAGCTACTATGTCGCGCCTTTCCCAGGTGCGATTGGTGGCACCATGTCTGAGAACTTGTCCGACGTCGGAATTTTGAACGTCTTTACTTCGATGGACTCTACTCCTAACCTTGCGAGTGGAGAGCTTTGGGTGGAATATACCGTCAAACTGATGACCCCAACGTTGGGTCAGGTCGTTGTGGAGGAGAACATTCTGCTTCCTACTGTGACACTCGGCAATCCGTTGACTTCGAGCCAGGCATCTTTCGATGCAGGCATTAGCCAAGGCTCGGATCACATTGTTGAGTGGGCATCGTCGACAGCCATCACGTTCCTTAGGAACTTCACTGGCCAGCTTATCCTTGAGTATTTCGGCACGTCTATCTCTGCCCTTCCAGCTGTTGCTGGTGGAGCGGGTACGACGATTACCGTGAACGATCAGGAAGCTTCGGTGAACAACGGAGGATCGGCTGTTCAGATCTACGATGTTACTGCAGTTGCAGGGCAGTTCTTCACAGTGGTTGGCATTGCTGCTGCCACCTTGACGAGTATGCGCATTCGGCTGTTCGGTAACAAAACCGGATTGTAATCCCATTGCGTTTGTTTGTTTGTTTGTTGTCTAGCCCTGCTGGTAAGACCTTTGGAGAAGCACTTTTAGTGTCCCTTTGGCATCTGCCGGTTAGGTTGTGTGGATCTGTGGAATGTGCAACGACGATGGCGACCCGTCATAACTCCCATGGGGGAGAAAGGGGTGACCAAGATCTGAAGAACATGCGTTGTCGGAGTCTTAGGACTCGAGCCGCCACAGTACCTTCGTCTGGGACTTGAGGATCCCGGGAAGCGACTATTGACAGTATCGAGGAGGAGATCCCAGACTGACAATCCACACAGCCGGCTTAGAGGCCTGGAAACCGCATCCTGTCGGGATAAACTCCCAGGAACGCTGAGTACAATTTGCCTCCAGCAGGAATAAATAGTTAAAATAAATAAAGCCTTAAATTGGCTCTAGACAATAAATACAAATAAATAAAGACGCAGGCCAGCCTGTGTCAGCAAAGCGCGCTCCCACAGAGGAGACAATGCAGGAAATAGTAGGTTTGGTTGGATGGACTTGTCTGTACGCGTGACAGAGAAGTATCCTCTCGCACCAGCCCCCAGGGACACTTAACGCCGCCCTGGGACCTACCGCGCCCCGTGAGTGAAATTCTCACCATCACGTTCGACTCTGTGTGTAAGGTGGAACAGAGGAGTGATGCGTTATTGTAGCAGC